CCCAATAAGAAGTAGTACAGTTAGTAGCTTATTCAGAAAGTCCAAGTTCATTATAAGCCTTCTTTGCACCTGAGTGCATAGGAATTGTAACATTCTTGTTCATGTTTTCCTTTTTAAAGGACTTAGTGAAACCAGAGGACTTTTGAAAGTCTTCTCCTCCCTTGTATAGTGCAAGAACAACATCCTTTACAACATCAACAGGCACATCTTTATTTGTGAAAAGCTGATATGAAAACTGCGTGACTCTAGTTTTACCTCTTATTAGAGGTAAGTTATCAGAAGGATTTATTGTAACAATACTGACTCCCTTCCAATTTCTAAACATATCCTGTTCTTTTTGGCCGATATTTGAACTTAAACCTCTCAGACCGCCTGGAGTTAGGATATTAAATTTCTTCGCAGAACCAGAACCTACTGCAAAAGTGCAGGCATCAATAGTACCAATTTGAAGACCAGCCCAACATTTTGGTAATGAAGTAACAGGCACAGGCGTTACATCGTCCCAAGTTAACCCACCGTTTGCTAGATTTGCTTCCATCATCCAATGAAAGGATGGTGCTCCTGCAAATCCCGAAGGTACTCTTTTACCCTCTAAATCTTCATAAGTTTTAATGTTAGAATTATTTCTAACTGCATATGTGGTTCTAAAGTTTTGTAGATTAGCTACAAAACGAAGATTTTTATGGGGATATTTAACTGGGCCTGTCCCTGTCCTTGCCCAATATAGATGATATGCACCCCCAATTGCAAAATCTAATTTACCAACATTTACTCGTTCTGTGTAGATATTAGTTCCTCTATGTGGTACAGGGTGTATTTTTACTCCATTTTGTGTAATTACTTTTGACAATGCGATACCTGTTTGGTAGTTAGCAGTGCCTTTTGTAGTACCAAGTTCTAAGGCATACAGTGTATTAGGTATCATTAAAGTTAGAACTAAGATTAGTCCTTTAATTATATTCATAGTTTTCCTCTTTTCTCTCTATATAAATTCAATTAGATCATTATCTAATTTAATCCAACAATTAGAACAAAGAATGATGGAACCGCTCATTAATTTAGTGATTTCAGTACGACTTTCATCACTAATTCCAACTCTCTTTGTTATTTTTCGGATTTCTGAGTCATGTGGGTAGAATTTAAGACAAACAGTTTCCATCTCCCCACAGTGTTTACAGGACTTGTCTGCTAGAAATTCATTTAACAGAACTATCCTTTTGCGGTAGTTTCTTCTCGCACACTTCTTAATAGTGTCTTTATATTTTTCATAATGAGCATTTACCATACTATTATATATAATCCTTATATGTTATAACACTTATAAAAACGACCTTTTAAGAATCAAAATTTTATAAATATCATTGAACAATACAAAAAACTCGCAATTAAAAGGAGTAATTACATGTCTTTTTTATCTTCTCCTGGCGTACATGTCCGTGAAATAGATTTAACCAATGTTGTTCCTTCAGTTGCTACCACAGTTGGTGCAATTGCAGGGCCGTTTGAAAGAGGGCCAGTGTCCTCTGTTACTACTATCGGAAGTGAACAGGATTTAGTGCAGATATTTGGTAAACCTCAAGGTTCAAACTTTGAGTGGTGGTTTTCTGCTGCAAACTTTTTAACCTACTCTGACCAATTGAAAGTTGTTCGTACCGAAAGTGCGACATTAAATGCTGGTGCAAATAGTGGTATCCTCATCCGTGATGATGACCATTATCAAGGTTCATTCGCTACGGGACAAGGTTCTCATGGTGAGTGGGCTGCAAGAACTGCTGGTACTTGGGGTAACTCTGTTGGAGTTTCCTTATGTCCTAGTGCTACTGCATATGAACAGCATATGGGAACAAATAACCTCGTTGATGATGTAGCTGCAACCCTTGGTGACACTACGATCACTGTGGACGATGCAGATGCTTCTGGTTATGCGTTTAATGTTGGAGACTTAATTTCATTCTCAACAGCCGATTCATCTTCTGATATCACTGCTTTTGCACATATCTCTGGTGATGAAGGTAATGAGTATGAAGTTACTGCGATTTCTACCAATGCCTTAACCATTCGTCTTAAAGACGATCCAAATGGTCAGGGTTTGAAAGTTGCTATTGCAGACAACTCTTTCATTCGTAGACGATGGAGGTTTTATGACCTCTTCAACGGTGCGCCTGGGACTTCCCAGTGGGCAACTAACAATGGTCGTGGAAGTAACGATGAACTGCATGTTGCAGTTTATGACGCTACAGGTGATATCACTGGTTATCAGAATGATGTCGCTGGACAGAGAACTTCTTCTGTCATAGAAATATACGAAACACTATCCAAAAACTCTGTAAGTAAAACTGCTCAAGGTGGTGCTAACTATTACCCAGATGTAATTTTTAGACAATCTCAGTGGATTTACTGGACAGACCATATCGCTGCTGGTACTAACTGGGGTACAGATACGACAACTACTTACACAGCTGTAATACCTGTAGACGCTGGAACACTTACTGGTGGAACAGATGATTATTCTGTTACTAATGGTGAACTTCGTGCTGCTTATGATTTATTTAAGGATACTGAAACTCTAGATATTAACTTAGTATTATCTGGGCCTTCTGGTGGTGTTGCAGATACTCAAGCTGGTATGGATACACATGGAACAATGATTACTGACCTTTGCGAAGAACGTAAAGATTGTGTAGGATTTATTTCACCTTATCGTGCCGCAGTAGTTAATGTTTCTAGTTCCATAACGCAGACCGCAAATGTTATCAACGGTTTCGATACTTTGCCATCCTCTTCATATATCGTATATGACAGTGGATACAAATACATGTACGACAAATATGCAGATGTTTATCGTTATGTACCATTAAGTGGTGATATTGCTGGACTGTGTGCAAATGCAGACCGAGTTGCAGACCCTTGGTATTCCCCTGCTGGATTTAATCGAGGCTCAGTTCGTGGTGCAATTAAACTTGCATATAATCCTAAGAATAGTGAGAGAGACCAACTTTATCGTTCAAGGATTAACCCTGTTACTAACTTCCCAGGCCAAGGTGTGGTCTTATTTGGGGATAAAACAGCACAGACTAAACCAAGTGCATTTGACCGCATTAACGTGCGTAGATTATTCTTGGTACTTGAGAAGGCGATTGCTACTGCTTCTAAATATCAACTCTTTGAATTCAACGATGAGTTCACAAGGGCGCAGTTTAGAAACATGGTAGAACCTTTCTTGAGAGATGTACAAGGTCGAAGAGGTATCTATGACTTTAAGGTAGTTTGTGATGCGACTAATAACACAGGTGAAGTTATTGACCGAAATGAGTTTATTGGTGATATTTACATTAAACCTGCTCGTTCCATCAACTTCATTACACTAAACTTCATCGCCACACGTACTGGTGTTGCATTTAGTGAAGTAGGAGGATAACCATGGCTAATATAGATGACTTTAAAGCTAATCTCATTGGTGGTGGTGCTCGTGCTAATCAGTTTAGGGTAACAGTTACACCCCCGCCTGGTATCGCAATTGGACTAGATGTTCGTAGGACTTCGTTTCTATGTTCTGCATCTAGTCTTCCTGCCCAAACTTTGGGTGAGATTACTATTCCATTCCGAGGTAGAAATATCTACATCGCTGGTGATAGGACATTTGATGAAGCTTGGACAACTACGTTCTATAATGATACGGACTTTATGATACGTAACGCTATGGAAAGGTGGTCTAACGGAATCAATGACCTTGCCAATAACACTGGTGTGATTGCACCTGCTGATTATCAAACTGATTTGACTGTTGAACAGTTAGATCGTGATGATACAGTTCTAAAGAGTTATATCTTTAGAAGTGCATGGCCTACTGGAGTAACTTCTGTTGAATTGACTACCGCTACTGCTGATGCGATAGAAACATTTGATGTTACTTGGAGATACCAACACTTTGAATCTTCTGGTGTGAACTTTTAACCTACTAAATAGAGATAGACAGTAGGAGTATATAATGGCAGAACTTTTCGGGTTCCGTTTAACAAAGGTTAAAGAACAGGAGAAGGAGCAGACGTTTACTGCTCCTGATCCTCAAGACGGTACAATTGACGTTGCCGGAGGTGGATTTTGGGGACAAGTCCTAGACACCGATGGTCGTGAGCGTACTGATGTTGACCTTATTAAACGGTACAGAGACATTGCACAGCAACCTGAGTGCGATGCCGCAGTTGAAGATATTGTAAACGAATCTATCGTTGCAAATGAAAATGACCAAGCAGTCTCCATCGTTTTAGATGGATTACCATATCCAGACAAAATCAAGAGAAAAATCAGAAACGAATTTGCTGAAGTATTGAGACTTTTAGATTTTGGTTCTAAAAGTCACGATATTTTTCGTAGATGGTATGTTGATGGTAGGGTTTACTATCACAAAGTTATAGATATTAAAGATCCTCGTAAGGGTATTTCCGAATTACGTTGGATTGATTCTATGAAAATTA